ATGGTTGAATATGAGTGTCCAAAATGCGGCGACATTAATCGAGATAAAGAAATGCTTGAGTTTGTAGATCACGGCGAAGTTGTGCATGTATTATTACGCTGTTGCGAATGTGGGGAGAAGTTTGACGTATGGATATAGATGATGTGCCAGAATATAGATATTGTCACTACTGCAATCAATTTACGGCGGCAAAACGGACAATAAAAGAGCATGAAAAATGCGGCTATTTATGCGAAGATTGTATAGAGGCGAAAAAATGAAGAAATTTATAATGCCGAAATTTTGCATTGGAAACGATACTTTTTCCTGTCCAAAATGTCTATCAGTCGGCGCGGAATGGGAGGTTGCACAAACTGCGGAAGATAATATTGTGGCTAAAATAAAGTGCAAAAATTGCTCAGCAGTATTTTCAGTTAAAAATATAAATGAAGAGTGGCTTAAATTAAAATATGTTGGACATGATGATTTAATGTTAAGTGTAGATGAAATTATTAAGATGATTGAAGCGGTATGGGGGAATATAAATAATGGCTGAATTTTTGACAGTAAAGGGCACGCATGGAGAAATTGAATCGTTTAGTATTAGCGACATTAATTATTTTGGCGTATATATGCCAGCAAGAATTTTAATGATTAATGATGTAAATATAAAAATTCCAGATAATATTGACCCAAAATGCGCCGAATTAATTCATTATAAAATATATAATATAATTGAGCGCGGAACTAATTTTATAATTGACGATAAATTTTGGTCGCCCTATGAAATCTGACCGAAACCTTTATATGATCTGAGCACCTATAGTATAGTAAGGAGTTGCGTAGGGTGCGCTTACTTCGGCTTACATGGATGGCGCATCCGATTAGTTCTCTCCGTATTGTTATCGTCGTTGGGTTGTGCAATAATCAGATACTTCGGACTTTGAAAATCTAATATAAATCTGATTATGACTGTTCTCCCAAATAATAGAGTTGCAGCAAACAACACAAAAATTAAACGGGCTGTGAAAATAAACGGATACTTCATCTGACTATAAATCGGACTAAATAAAACCGTTTATGATTGCTCTCCCGCTCCCTGATTCCTTGGTGTAAACGGTAGCACGTCAAATTTTCACGAATAGATTATTACCCATTTATGGCGGCGAATATTTGTGTTACTTCGCTTCTTGGGCTTGATAGTGAAGGTTCGAATCCTTCAGGAATCATTTAGTATCGATGTTGAATAATGAGTGAGTGATAGTGATTAGTATGAAATTTAACATTAAGAAGTCTTCACAAACTACGAAAAATTATGAGGGTGGCGAAGCATATATTCCCACCCATAAGAACGAACTATTAATGCGTGTATTATCATCCTTCGCGGGTGAGAACTCTTTTTATAAATCCGGCAGCGAATTAGATGCCGAATTGCGCGAATGCATTGCTAAGAACGACCCTGAGTTTGTCCTTAAGCTTGCCTATTATGCGCGCCATCACATGCATTTAAGAAGCACTCCTGTTGTTTTGATGGGAGAATATGCGCTTGGTAAAAGGCGATTTTCCGGCGCATGGAAATATATCGCGGCAACAATTACTCGTCCCGATGAAATTACAGAACTTTGCGCCTACGTTATTGGGCAAAATAAAATGCGCAAAATTTATACTGGAAAATTGCCGCATGTTATTAAGAAAGGTGTTGCGGCGGCATTTGGTAAATTTGACGAGTATCAGTTGGCAAAATATAATCGCAGTGGCGACATTACGCTAAAAGATGCCATGTTTTTGACCCATCCTAAGCGAACTGAGTTGACCGACAAGCTTACAAATGGCACGATTAAAACGCCGGATACGTGGGAAACATATATATCAGCGCACGGTTCATCACGTGAAACTTGGGAGGCGATACTGCCGAAGATGCCTTATATGGCAACACTTAGGAATCTCCGAAACGTTGAACAGCACGAATGTGATTTGCGTCCGGTAGCGGCTAAAATTGCAAATAAAGAGGCAGTTTTAAAGTCGCGCCAATTACCGTTCCGTTTCTTCTCAGCATATCGCGAGGTTGGTTCTACTATATTAATGGATGCACTTCAGGATGCAATTGAGGTTTCAGTTAATAATGCGCCGAAATTTGAGGGTAAAACTCTGGTATTAGTAGATGTGAGTGCATCAATGGATTCACGTGTATCTGATAAAAGTAAGGTTAATTTATCTGATATTGCGGCTTTATTTGGGGCAATGTTACATAAACTGAATCCGCACAATACAGATGTAGTTTCATTTGCCGAAGGGTTTCAACATGTGACGCTGAGTTCGCGCGATGGTATCCTTACAAATATGGGCAAAATTCAAAATGTTAATGTTGGGTATGCTACATACGCACATAAGCCAATTGAAGATGCAATGGCGAAAGGAATTAAATATGACCGTATAATTTTGCTCTCTGATATGCAAGTATATAATGTGGGTGGAAGCACTTCATTCAAAGTGTCGCTGAATAAATATAAGGCGGCGGTAAACAAAAACGTATTACTTTATTCCTTTAATTTGGCGCAATACGGACAGTTAGCAGTGCCGGAGCAAAATACAGTATTAGTTTCGGGATGGTCAGATAATGTGCTAAAATTTATTGCTGCATATGAGGGCGATAAAGAAACAATGCTGAAAGAAATTGAGGCGACACAAATATGATGTTATCAATTAATGGTGAAACATTTACGATTGATGATGTGATAGATGGATATGCGAAATTAAGAAATATTGCAGTAGATTTATATAATTTTATAGATAATCATATAAATTATAATACTAGTCTGATATATGATCACTGCATATTATCTAGAGTTAGATTTATTGATGATAGGGTTGAGGTAACATATCATATAACTGAAGATATATTTGAATTAGTATATAATATTGATTATATATGTTCATTTACGATATCATTAGAGGTAACTTCAGCAGTATTAGGTAGAAAAGTAATGGAGGGGGTGATTCCATATTACGTTAAATGACTTTGAACCATATGATGAGAAGGCTGATTTTAAACAATGGATTTACCTTCGACCAATACCGCCGACAGTTGATGAATTAATTGAAGCATTTTTTTACTTCATTGAGAATAATGACTCATGTGAAAATTGCTATCATTTATCGGTTGATAATTATTGTGGCGAGCGGAAGCAAATTAGGAGCAAAAATCAATGGTGTCATAGGTTTAAAATGTCACCAAAATATCTTAGGGGCGAAAAAAATGTGTAATTTATGCGCTGCCGCCTGCTATTATTGTATGGATGGTGAGAATGAGGACTGCAAGACATATTTTTGCCCGCTATATAAATTCCAACCATTTCGAGATAAATCAGTAACTCCAAAAATATCAAAGCGCGAAATCGAGGATGAAATTAATTTTGTAAAATCTCTCAAATCGCGCGCAGGTAAGAATAAAAGGTTGGCATTTTTGCGTGGCGAATATGTGTCTGATACCGATAGAATAATTGCTCGCTGTCATGTATGTTGCGGCGGGTGGGAAGATGAGATATTTGATTGTCATGATAGTCGATGTCCATTATATGAAAAAATGCCATATAAGGGAAAGTAACGTTTTTATGGTAGATTGTGATTGTAAATATAGGTGTGGGTGTAATATCATTGGAGAATTAAACTCTGATGATAATGGTAAAAATTGTAGAAATTGTAAATGGTCTGCCCCATCATATATTAGCGAGGCGTATAAAAATACAGTATATTGTCGAAAAAATGCCCCACGTGATGCAATTGCAGGCGTTGAGAGATATTTGGCATATAGTAGATTATGAGTGGATAGATGATTCTGGTAACGATATGACGTATTTCTGGAATTGTCTTAAGATGGATCAAAAAGTGACTTATATATAAAAGGAGTGATAAAAATGAGACTGACAAATGTTGAGTGTAAGATTGATGATATTGTTATGAATCAGAAGACACGCTGGCTTAGATACGAGACTACAAATGAAATTAAATGGGGCAACAATGACCAGATAATTAGCCACAAAGATATGGTCGAGAGAATTCGTATTTTGGAGAAGGATAATCGATTCAAGTTTTGGGTAAATGGCAACACACTAAATATTAGTGATAAAAATAGTAGGAAAAATTATAGTGAAATGTATGATGATGTAAAGGTGTTCTGCACGGTATGACTTGTCTATACGATGAATGCGTATTTTGGAATGGTAAGGAATGCCTATACCATATTTTGAGTCCGGGCTGCCCGCCAATTCAGCATTTAATTCGTAAGTATATTGCGACACTAATATTATATTTAATGTGTATTTTTATGCTTATACTAATAGTTATTGGAGTATGGAGATAGTTAAAGATAATCTTCAACAATAGATTTATATGGTTTTGGAGCGTATATATTACTATGTCAAGATTGACTAAACTCGAAGCATTGGGGCGTTTGGCGACCTACTACCCTTATGTAGACGTTAAAGGAATGGTCGCAAATTTAGATAGAGCGACAAAAGTGCCAATTTATTATCAGGTTCCTACAAATGGCGAATCTGAAATTATGAATGTTGGCGGTAAGACTTTTGTTAGCGGCGAAATGTATCAGGTTCCGGGTGAATATGCGGTTTTAAATACGCGCACATTAACGCCATCAGCAATTGTGTCACGGCATTATGAAGTGACTCAGCACAACGAAGTATTTAGCAATATTATTGAATCGGTTCAGAGGCTCGGTATTGTAGATGTCGCCTATATTATGGAAAATGAGGGCGATGTTGTGCGACTTCAGGGTATTTTCCCTACACATAAATTGCACGATGATACGAGCGGCGGTATAATTCCGGGATTCCAGTTTAAGAATGGCTACAATGGAGCAACTGCTATCTCCGGCTCATTTTATGGAATCCGCTCAGTATGTTTGAATGGCATGATTAGTAAGCGCATAATTAAAGATGTAAACTTTAAGATTCGCCACCTGACAGATGACCCGGAAATTGATAAACATATGGAAGCATTCATTGAGGGCATCCTATCGAACATTGAAAATATCCATCAGCACATTAAAGCTGCAATGGACGAGTATGTTGTATTTGATGACTACGATGAATTTGGCAAGTTCGTAATGCCAATGGTCGCTAGCAAAAAAATTACAGAAAAAATCCTATCTGAATTGCCGCTAAGTGTGTCCAAATATCAACTCTACAATCAGATTACAGAATTTGCCACACATGCAGATATCAAGCGCACACAGCGCGACAAAATATTAATTAATGCGGAGGGATTATTGATTGAGTGAATCATTTATTGAGAAGTATGCAACTGAGGACGAAAAACAAAAAATTTTTGATACCCTATATAAAAAGCTGAAAAGTCGCGGTGTTTCAGATGCCGATGCAGGTAAGGCGGTTCAAGAATATATGGGTCAGGCAAAGCAATTTGTTCATAATAAGCCGCGATGGGGATTTACATGGAACTGTTATTTTCCTGTCGGCGTTGGCAAATATTTTCAGGAAGAAGTTAAAGATAAGATTCTTGAAACGGGAATTGCTAAGGCATGGGAAGGGTGCATTAGATATAGATGTGCGAGCATTAATCGGCTTGTAAATTTAGCTAAGAAAAATCCAGATGAATTGTTTCAATATGATGACCCGTTCCTTAGCACATTAAATGATGCGTTAAAGGGCGAACTTCGCAAAGATATTCCGGGCGACTATGCAAAACGGAAGCGCGAATTCATCATTAAATTCGTGGATATTATGCTAACAATGTTGCTCGAAGATGCATATTATCGGATTAGAATTAAGCCGAGAATTAAACGGCTCATTAAAGCCTTCGAAGATAAGCCCGAACTATTAGAATATTCGCCGGAAGAGCAGGCTGAAATTGACCGCGTATATGAAAAGCTTGTTAAGGGGCGAGATGACAGACCAGATTAATGAACGGCACAAAATTTATGATGCCGCACTTAAAACGTTTGGGCTTGACGATCAATTATGCATTGCACAAGAAGAGTTAGCAGAATTGATTGTTGCAATAAGTAAGTGGCGGCGTTATCAAGATTATGCCGGAATGGTTGAGGAAATCGTAGATGTTGAGATTATGATTGGGCAACTTAAACTATGCTTTACGGAAAATTATGAGGACGTTTTTAATAAGAAAATTAATAGACTGAAGGAGAGAGTAGATGGCAATTGATTTAACTTTGAATAATATCGCCGGAATCCGCGTAAAAATTGATTGGGAAGAATCTGATGAATTTTCGGTGCGGCGCGTATTAAAAGAAAATGTTGATGGACTGGTTGATGAAATGGAACAATTAATCCTGCTATATAATGGTGACAAATCAGAGCATAATTATGCAGTAATGATGGATTGTTTGACGGAAATTAATAATTTATTTGATGAAGATTTTATAGTAGAAGATTTTGGAGTTGATGCATAATGGACAGAAAGAGTGTAATTGAAATTATTGTAGAAAAGCAGGGTATTGATGAGAAGGAAGCAGCAAAGAAACTTGACTCAATTGTGAAGGCGATTAAGTCTAAGGACAAGTATGCCGAATTCACGGATGAGGAAATTTATAATGTTGCCGCAACTGCAATTAATGCTAAATATAATAAGCCTGAGCTTGATGTTGGTGATGAGTTTGTCGGCGTAGTTGTTGGTATTGGAAATACATTCGATGGCAATACTAAAGTGAGGCGAGATGCTGAGGCGGCATTTAAGAAAGATCCGGCATGGGCTGAAGAGAATAAATATGTAACATATAACAATAAGGGCGACCCAATTTATCTTGACTTTAGACCAACTGTCGGTAATGGGCTTCAGAACTGGAATTTTGGCAAGGAAATTCAGAAGGCAGAGATGCGCTCAATTTATATGATTGTTGATGAAGCAGTCGTTGAAGTTATGCAGACTAAGATTGTGCCTTTGACGATTGGTGGCGAATATGCATTTAATACTAAGGGCGACATTTCAAAGGGGCGCGTTAACGGCTCTAATTTTGTCTATAAGGGCAAATATGCAGATGACGAAATGTGGTCTGTAATGTTTTCGTTTGACGAGTATTTTGATAAAGTGATGGGTGTGCCGGAAGTTCATAATCTGCCTGCCCGCGAGATTGTATTAACTGGTGGTTTTGTTGAGCGCGCATTCCCAACTAAGAACGGTGGTTTTGGTATCACATTGTCAGACGATGAAACTATTACGGTGTTTGTTAATACGCCGGAAGTTATTGAGGTCGCAATGAACGTTGATACTGGGATGGAACTTATTATCTTTGGTCAGACATCAGTTAATAATCGCGATGGTGGCAACAATATGACTGCATATGGCATTTTTGTTAATCCGAAGAGCGGCGAATACAACACTCTGGCGCATGAATTTGACTCAATTTTATGATTGTAGATGAGATATATTATATGAGGGAGCAAATAAATCTGCTCCGACATAATATTTTATTGTTAAATGTCCAGCTAGACGAAATTGAAGATAAATTAAATAGAGTTGACAACGATTATGACACTGAGAAGCAAGTTAAAGAAGAATGAAGATGAAGAGATTCCCGAACTTTCAATTAAAGATTTATTTAAACCATCTAAATCGCTGGAAGTTGTGGATGGATTAAAGGTGGCAATTTTTGGCGCGCCGGGAGCAGGTAAGACATATATTGGGTTCACGTTTCCGAAGCCACTTTACATTGTAGATATTGATGGATCTTCGCGGCAGATTTTAGAAACATTTGAGGGGCGGGATAAGATTTATGATGACGTTAATATTTACTCTGTGCCAATTACAACTGAAGACGGAACCAATGATGTTGCCACTGTGCTAAATAATATCGAGACTGCAATTAAACTAATGAAAAAGGAGATGGTTGATTCGGACGTAAAGGGAACGATTATTATTGATACGGCGAGCGAACTACTCCAATGGACAAATTATTGGCTTGAAGAACAGCCGGACGTAAAAAAGTATCGGGCGACTGGCACAATTATGAGGACGGAATATGCAATCCGTGACAAAAAGTATGCTGATATATTAGCTCCATTGCGCGATTTAAAGGGTTGGAATATATTGCTTATCGGACATACTGGATTTAAATTTGACGAAAAGGGAAATCCGACTGCCGAGACATATCCAAAAATGCACCAGTCAACTGAGCGATTTTGCGATATTATGGGCGAACTTAAGCGCGTAAGTAAAGGGCGCAAATTTGTGATATCAAAGGATCGGTTCAATGATATGGTGGGTGATGTAATTGATGACCCGACATATGACAGTATTCTGAACCATTTCAAGGAACATGCAAAAATTAAAGTGAAATAATGACAACATATGTGTTAGAAGAATCGGCTTATACCAAAAATAATATTGTGATGCTATGGGCGCGCGACATTAATACAAAAGAAATTCGGTCATTTGCAATTCAAAATTTCAAACCATATTTTTTTGTTCCAGATGACGCAGGGCAATTTACTTCATGTTACAATACTCCACTCCGTAAGATAGAATGTGACTCGCCTGCCGACCTGAAACAGCGCCTTCCATATTTTAAACAGACCTTCGATGCCGACATTCCACTAGATATGCGGTGGCGCATTGATAACAAAATAATGTATGCATTTGACGAGAATTTTGCCCCGGTTGAGTTAGACGAGCCGCTTGCACCAAAAGTTATGTTTTATGATATTGAGGTGCAGGCAGCCGATGTATTTCCAACGCCGGAACTTGCCGAATATCCTATTGTGTCAATTGCCACATATAACACATATAATGATGATATTAAAGTATTTACAACGCTTCCAATAAAGGGGGCAAAACAATACAAGAGTGAGAAGGGCATGATTGAGGCATTTGCCCGCTACATCAAGACCGAAGATTTTGACGTTATTTCGGGCTGGTATAATCAATCTTTTGACGACCCATATATATTTAATCGCGCGCAAAAACTGTATGCAAATATTGCTGGATTTTCGCGCACAAAACAGAAGAGACCGTGGGAACGCGATATCTTTACAACGCGCACAAATATCGATCTTATGGAAATTTTCCGCGCATGGTCTTTACCTCTCGGACAGCAAGAATCTTATGGGCTTAAATTTATAGCGCGCAAATTTGCGGCATTTGAATATGATGATTTTGGCGCTGAGATTGACGAATTGGTAAAGCAGAAGCGGTTTAAAGCACTGTATGAGTATGCCTGTAATGATGTAATTGCACTTGCTCGCATTGATAAGGCGTGCAGTCTAATTAATTTTTATGAGAATTTGCGCCAAATGACGGGCGTTAAATTGAACCAAGTGTTGCAGAAGACGCGGATTTATGAATATTATTTGATGTTCTGCTACGACTATCCTCTCCCAACGCGAACCACAAGAAAACGAGAGCCATTTGTGGGTGCATATGTTAAAGAGCCAACAGTCGGAATTACTGAAAATGTGGGGGCTGTTGATTTGGCGTGTGTTGATGGCGACACTGAGGTTTTAACAAATGTAGGTTGGTTAAACATAAAGGAGATTACGGATGATCATAAGGTGGCATCTTTAAATGTGGAAACTGGCGACATTGAATTTGTTCAAATTGAACATTATCATAAGTATTGGTATGAAGGTGAAATGTATAAATGCGACAAACAGAACGTAAAATTTTTGATAACACCGAATCATCGCATAGTATTCAACAAACATACGGATAAATCAGACACATATTTCGACACTAAATACGAAACACTTGAAATTCAAGAATTAGCGGCAAAATATAAGTCACACCCATTAAGTTTACCAAGTTCAGCGTTTAAAAATTGGGAAGGTGAACATTATAATACAATTGATGTAGGTGGTCATATTGTTGGCGGTAATGATTTCTTTAGATTTGTTGGGTTATGGCTTGCTGATGGGCATATCGGTAACGGTTATCTATCAATCTCACAATGCCGATTACATACTATAGATGCAGTTGACACAATCGTTACGGCGTTTTACCATAGTTCAAGACATAATGTATATTCAAAGGGATATGGGCGACTTGATGAACATAGGTATACGATTGGCAACGTAAATATATTCAGATGGTTTAGAGATATATTTGGTAAGTGTCTGGCAGGCAACAAATATATCCCTCGATGGATGTTGAATGCATCTAAAGAGAATTTGGCGGCATTATGGGAAGGGCTATATTTAGGTGATGGAACTGCTGGTCGTGGCAACTCCAAAATATATACAACTACGAGCAAACAACTCGCAGATGATGTGCAGGAGTTGCTATTAAAACTTGGATATCATGCAAATTGTAGAAGGGGCGCAAATGGATGTTATGGAATTAGTTTAAATACAAGACATACTAAAAATATTCTTCGCGGCTTCTATCTTACAACTGAAAAATATAATGATTATGTATATTGCCTAACAACTAAATATGAAAATTTTGTAATGCGCCGCAATGGAATCACACATGTTACTGGTAATTCACTTTACCCTAATATTATTTGTGGCTATAATGTGTCGCCGGACGCATTTGATATGGTTCCAACAACAATTACTAAACTTATGGAGAAGCGCGAAGAGTTACGTGAAATGAAGTTGCGTGGTGAGGGCGGTGCTAATCTTAAAACAACCGAGCAGTCGCTAAAATATATTATCAACTCTTCATACGGCGTTATGGCATATCCGACATTTAAATTATATGATATGGAATGTGCAAAATTTATTCCGGCGAAGGGGCAGGAAATAATTAAGGAAATTATTAAATATTTAGAGGACAACAACTATAATGTTATATACGGGGACACCGATAGTTCATATTTTGCCCCCGTATTAACGCCCGAAGATGGCAAAAAAATAGAGGCTGAAATTAATGAATTTTTGCTCGATTGGGGAATTAAAGATGGTTCTACTGTAGCGCCAAAGGTCAAATTTGAGACGTTATATAGACGCATTTTCTTTAAGGGCAAGAATCACGGCGAAGAGGCGGCAAAGAAAAGATATATTGGACACATAGTTTGGGAAGATGGATTTGAAGAAAATAAGCTCGGCTATAAAGGTATTGAATTAAAGCGGTCAGATGTTGCCCCAATTACTAAGACGGCAATGACTAACTTTTTTTCTAAGCTTTTAATTGATGGCGATGAGGATGGGGCGATTAAATATATTGTAAAATTAGTGAATGAAATTTGCGCGGGTAAAATTCCTCTTATTGAGCTTGCCATTCCGCGCGGCGTATCCAATCCAAATAATGTGTGTCCTCATAATCGCGGCATTAATAATACAATAAACGTGCTTGGGCTTAAGTTGCAGCGTGAACGAAAGCCGCAACTAATATATTGTAAGCGACCAGTTAAAGAGGTCGTAATTGATGAAAATATGAATGAATATGTGCTTAAAAATAAGATTGTTGTAGATTACGAGACAATTATGCAGAAGACAATTAAAAATAAATTTGAATCAATATTTAAAGCGATTGGTCGTAGTTGGAATAAGGATATCGAGTTTCAATGTAGTTTAGATAGGTGGATGTAAGGTTGTGATAATATAGAACAAATATGTAAAAATTGTGGAAACATATTTCATACTTACCCATCTAGAATTAAAAGTGGCAGAGGAAAGTATTGCTGTAAAGAATGCTATCATAATTCTTTAATGGGAATATGTGGAGAAAATCATCCTAAATGGGTAAATAGGATTGGAAAAGTATGTGAATATTGTGGTGAAATATTTTATTTACATCCATTTATAATTAAAAATTCAGCAAGAAAATACTGCTCTCGAAAATGCAGTGAACTTGGATTGGTAGGAAAATACACTGGTGAAAACCATCCAAATTGGAAGGGTGGTATTTCATTTCAACCGTATTGTCAATTATTTAATACTGATTTCAAAACTAGAGTAAGAGATTTCTTTGATAACAAATGTGTAGAATGCGGTAAGACTAACAAAGAAAACGGCAAAAATCTATGTGTGCATCATGTAAATTATGAAAAATCTGCATGTTGTGATGATGTTGAACCTTTATTTGTTTCATTATGTTCATCATGTCATAGCAAAACAAATACAAATCGTGAATATTGGGAGGAAAAATTTACAAATTTAATTATGGAAAAATATAATGGAAAATGTTATTATACTAAAGAAGAAATGGTGGATGTAAATGTTAGTGTATAGAGTTAAACTTAACGATAAAACTTTTTCATTGGGTGGCTTAAAGGGAGAACGTGAGCCACATAAAGGCAAATTATTTATGAGTATTTCAATGGCACAGCGCCACATCACAAACGTTTATAATGATAGTCGTGAAATTTATGATAAATATTTCTATCATTCGCGGCACAAAGGTTGTATTATAGTTGTTGATCAATTAAAGACTGTTGCTGAAGAACGGTATGTGCCGAAAATTAGGGGTGTCAAAAATGAAGACGGATAAAATTTTTTACTCTATTCCTGAGCCAATAGAGATATGCCAACATGAATGGATATTATTGGAGTATCTTAGTGCAGATGGATATCATATGGCAAGTTTTCAGGATTTGTGCAAAATTGATTATATAATGATTTATAGGTGTGCAAAATGTAAAGCGTATTGTGAGCGATTAATTAAGAGGACAATAGATAATGGCTAGGTCGAATTATATTTATATCTATTTACATCATGGTATGATAGTTGGTGCATTTACAGTAAAATATGAGTGTCAGAATTGTATCAAAAATCTTGATATGAAATGTGGATATGTGATTAGAGTAAAAGATGGCGTAGATATAAATCAGCCTGACTCGCTGACTTATTATAAGTGGGATGAATTTTTGGGTGATACAAATGTTTAAATCTATAATTAACAGTGAATTAATTATACCAATTGTATTTACAATACTGTTATTTTTAAATTACGTTGTCAACAGTATATCTGGAATGCTATTTATAATTGGAGTTATAGTTATTTTAAATTATAATAATATGATTATTATAGAATTACAGACTAAGGGATTGAAATGAATAGTATATGCGATAGATGCCCTTTCAATTCGCTGATTAATGGATGTATGTTGTCTAGTTGCGCACATATATCTATTATTCGTGGTAGGATGATTGCTGAATATATTAAGCGCAATTATAAACCACAAACGATGAAAATTGTATTCGATGAAGTTGCAGATTGGAGTGAATATTCCAGAAGATAAGATGGTGATGTTAATGAACAAAACTAATAAATTAGAATTTAATCTTCGTATTGCCGAAGCATTTTTGGGCAAGGCAATAGATGATATTACATTAGTCCACGAACATTTATATTATATCCGAACCGGGAATAATAAATTTGATAGAGAAAAAGATACAATTTCGGAGGGGATTAAGTATCATGTTTTAGAGATTACTAAATTATATAAAGGGCTTTATAAAAATATTGATAAGTGGTGTGATAACGATACTGGAATGGAGGATTAAATTTGATTGAGCAGTTATGTAGATGTGAAACATGCATGATTCCATTTGAAGAAAAAGCTGAACATTCAATATTACATGTTGATTATATTAGAACTACACAAGAATGTCCATTAAAAAAACTTAGACAGGATATTGGTAATGAACTAATATATAGAATAACATCAAAAATTTCATGTTCTTCGTGGGTTCAAGTAACATGTAGCCGATGCAATGAACCAATATTAACCACACATATATATACGTATTGCAGTAGTCCGTATTGTGCATCATGTTACAGTTATGAGAAAATGCTTGATGAACAACAATAATTTTACTTTTGGAGGATTAAATTTGATTGATCAGTTATTAAAAGATAGATATTTTGCGCCGGGAGAGGAAACGTGGGGAGATGTATGTTATCGAGTTAGTCGATTCTTATTTCCAGATGATGACCAGAAAGCAGATAGATTAGAGAAATTAATGGGCGAGCGTAAATTCATCCCATCTACGCCGACATTAATGAATGCCGGAACAGATTTTCCAATGTTAGCTAGCTGCTTTTCATTAGGCTTGAATGATGATCTAAATTCAATTATGGAAGTCATGGGTCGCGCCGCAAAGATATTTAAAATGGGCGGCGGAGTTGGCATAGATTTCTCATCGCTTCGACCTAAAGGCTCAAAAATTGGCTCTACTGGCGGCACATCTGATGGGGTAATACCATTCATGCAATTATTTAATCAGGTCACGGATACCGTAAAACAGGGAGCTAAACGGCGCGGCGCTGCAATATCTACACTTGATATTACACATCCCGATATTGAGGATTTTATTAAGTGTAAAACGGTTGATGGTAATTTGAGTAACATGAATATATCAGTTCGTGTTACTGATGATTTTATGTCGGCAGTTAAAAATAATGATATTTGGGTCATGGAATTTGGCGACATCAAAAAGACAATTCCGGCATTAGAATTATGGAATATGATCTGTGAATCTGCATGGAAATTCGGCGAGCCGGGAGTCATATTTATCGACACGATTTATAAGAAAGAACGTGCGGGAGTAACAAAAGATACGGTCAAATTGGGTCAGAATCCCTGTTCTGAGGCTATATTGGGCATTATCCCCGGCGCTGGCGAACAATGTAATCTTGGCTCAATTGATGTATCTAAATATGAATATGAAAATGGTGAAGAGTTAGAGCAGGATATTACACTTGCTGTAGATGCACTTAATGCGGTTATTAATCATACGATGTATCCACATGAAGACATTGAGACTATAACAAAGAAATTTAAACGAATTGGATTAGGTATTATGGGAATTGCCGATGCACTAATCAAACAAGGGATTGCATATGGTTCGCCAGAAGGAGATAAATACATTGCCGATATGTGTAAATTTGTAAATGACACCGCAAGGGCATATAGCAACGAAGCAAGATATAATAATCAATCTGTTACATGCATCGCCCCCACAGGATGTCAGAAACCCGATACGTTGATTATGACATCTGATGGTTTATTAAAACTATCTGAGATTGGAGATATTCATGGCGAAATATGGCAACCACTTGATAATGTTGAAGTTTCACAAGAATGTAATTGGGAAAAATCAACAAAGTTTTATGTTAATGGGGACGCAAAAACAAAAATTATAACCTTGTATTGTGGAATTGAGCTTGAATCTACACCAAATCATCAGTATAGATGTATCACCGAAGGGGGAGAATATGTGTGGAAATGTGCATCTGATATAGTAGTTGGTGATAGGATTGTATCCCGTATTGGTGGATATCTAAAAGTAGATGAACCTGAACTTATTCCAATATATAAAACACATAATAATTCTCCAGATATAGAATTACCAACAACAATGAATCCAAAACTTGCGGAATTTATTGGAATACTTATTGGTAATGGAAGTTTTCATAATAAGGGAATAAGATTACATTTTAATTATGACCATATTGAAAAACATAATTATGTCATAGATTTAATAAAATCGATATTTGGTGTAAATGTCAAGAAATACAATGAACATACATGCACAAGCATATATTTATCAAATGTTCAGATAAAACGATGGT